ATAATAAGGCTTGTTTTTCTGGAATAGAGTTCAAAGCAAACTCTTTGCCCGCTAATTTGTAAGCGTTACCTGTAACCTCAATCAAGTCTTTTTCTAATTTTTTTGACAACAGGGCTAATTCATTTTCGTCCATGTGTGCCCCAGTTAATTCCATATCTGCTAAAACTAACAGTAAGTCCATCTCTAAACGCCATACGGTAAGTAAGTTGTAGTCCTTTAACTTAGGCTCGTATACCTTGTATAGATTCCAAGTTGTCTCTGCATCAATTCCAGCATAGTTGGCAACATCGCTAAAGGAGTGACGTTCAACCGCTTTTCCAATTCCCTTTACTACCTCTATACCTAATTCACGGGCAGCACAAGCATCTAAAGATAAACCGTTCTTTGTTCTGTTATCAATAATAAAAGCAGCCATTAAAGTATCAAAGTAAGGTTTTGAACAAACAACTCCACGGTAATATTTGGCTATGGCCTTTAAATCAAACTTTAAGTTATGACCAATTTTAAGTTTGTCACTAAACATTAAAGGTTTTAATGCTGCAAAAACTTCACCTGGAAGTAATTGTTCTGGTGGGGAATCAAATACGGGAGTCCAACTTGTTTCACGTCTAGAAAAATCTTGCTCACGAATTTCTAATCCCTCAGTTGCTCTAGCCTGTGCAGAACTTAGTAAAGGTTTATCCCAGTGCAAAAACTCACCGTTTGGATGTCCCATAGGGATAACATCTACTCGTCCTTCTGTAGCAAAAGAAATCCAAGTAATTTCATTAAGCATTGGGTGGAGCCGAGAAAAATCATCAGGTCCAACAGTTTCTACGTCAAATGCAAAAGCAGGTTGGTCTAAATAATAGTCGACCATTTCTAGTAAACCAACAGATGTTGTAATGATGTTCATAATGCCCCTTGTTATAGAAGTGGGGAGTCTGTGTGACGGCACAGACTCCCCGTATTCAGTAAGTTATGCGCCTGCTACTTCACGGGCAATTTTTAACATCTCTTCGCGAGGTGTCTCCTTGATAACGTCAGGTGTAAAACAAACAGCATCCTTAAGTATGGCGTTAACTGACTCGAGGGTTAAATTCCATTCCTCTTCAAGGTCACGACCACGTACATAATTCAGCGTGTATTGAGTAGTTGGTCCATTTCCCATTCGAGAAACTTCCCAAAACTCTTTACTTAGAGGTCCTTTTCTCTCATCTTCGTGTGCACGACGAATTTGACGTGCAAATGAAGGAGGAGCAGTAAGGATTTGAACGGTATGGGTATCACCGCTCAATGCAATAACGTTGAAAGCAAAACGTGCTCTTGGTTTGCTACCAAGTAAATCTGTAAAGGGGTCATCGGTTTCTAAAGCAACGAATGACTTTTTCCCAGTTCGTTCAATCCAGTGCTGTTCATACACACGGAATGGACCATCTTCTAGGAACTTGATGAGTTGAGGTTCTTCGCTGAATTTAAAATCAGTTGGGAACTCTGTTGTGTCTTGACGTAATAGGGCATCGGCTGAATCCCAACCAGATTGAACGGTTGTTCCGACTTTTGGTTTTGCATCTTCTTGGTCTACATCTAAATACGATGCAGCGTTTACTGTTGGATTGGTTATTGACATGTTCTTCTTTCGGTTATGAGGCTTACGCTCTCGGTTGGATTTGAGGTCTACTGACTCTCGTTAGCAACATGCTCTTTCCACCGCGAAGTTATCGCAATAGTTAAATCATGGTGCTTAGACCATTCTACACGAGAAACGCCTAAAAGCCCTCTTTTAGAGAACTCTTCAATAGTTATCTCTATTAGCCTTCTTGTGTAGACCCTATTGCCTGCAACCTTTACCCCGTTAAGGGTTTTGGAACGCAAACGATAAGGAGCACTTGGTAGATACCCTCGTTTTTCCCACGACCGAATGCTAATAATGCTCTTTTCTAATGCTTGAGCCATAGCACCAATCGTGAAAACCTCTGTTTCTTTCCCGTTCAGTTGTTTCTTTATTGCTAAAGAATCCCATGGAGATTCTTCTTTAGCCTTTCGCTTTCGAGAAACCTCTGGATTTATAGTGCGTCGTTTTTGCTTAGACCCAGGTTTGTATTGCAGGTCTGCAAATGCTTTTTCAATCTCGTCATCACTACGCAACCCAGCCATAATTACTTCTTACTTAACTTCAGTGCCCAAACAACTTTAGGAGGGAAAATTGCATCTACCTCTTCTTCAGTCAATACGCCTTCGTACAAGGCTGCCCATAACGCATCTTGGTCAACTACCTGCACTGTTTTGTACAGTCTGTCTGCAAGTCCTTTTTCTTCAATAATTTTATCAGCAACTAAGTCATCAATCTTTGTTCGAGAAACTCGCTTTTCTTTTTGAACAGAGTTAATGTCTGCAATCGGCTCAGTCAACTCATACCACCAGTGACCTTTACCGTCTTCAAAACCATTTTCTTCAATATACGCAAATAATTTTTCTTTAAGTGTCTTTTGACGTTTTTCAGCGTCATCAACAACACCCTTTAAGTAAGAGTATTCTTTTATTTGTCCTTCAAGACTTTCACCATCAGTAAAATCTCTAGGCTCATCAATTGCTTTTACCACGGGGTCTCCTTAGATAGATGCGTTTAATAAAAAGTTTAAAAGGCTGCCGACTGTTAAGTCAACGCCTCCTTTAGTATTTATACCTGTCCCATCAACAACAGCATCGGCTACTAAATTTTTTTGATTTAGCATTTCAAACTGTCTTTCTTCAATCGAGTTTAACACTATGAAGTCTTGAATAATAACAGAGGGCCATTTGCTTGACGCACGACGTATTCGAGAGTTACGCTGAACAGCCTTGCCTGCTGACCAAGGTAAGTCATAATTTACCAGCAAATTGGCTTGAGGCAAGTCAACGCCGTAACCTCCAGCGTCACTAGAAATTAAAACCCTAACTTCTTTTGAGTTTTGAAAATCTAATTTTGAATCTTCTTTTTCTTTAGCATTCAGTTGGCCTGAATAAATACGGCTTTTAATCTTCTTCTCCAGTAAAGCATTTTGGAGCAAAGACAACATGCCAATGTAACTTGTAAAGATTACGACCTTTGAAAGTTCGTCTGTGTCTAGATGGTCAACTACGTAACTCACTACGGCATCTAACTTAGAAGCACTTACGTCTAAGTCTTCTAGATACCCTTCATCATCAAGGTAAGAAGCATACGAACTGCCTCCTAAGCCTTGGTTTAATTTGTACTTTGTAGCACTATCAACGAGTAATGAAGGACTGTCACACACCATACGCAACGCAGTAATTTTAGACATGATAGCCCCACGCATTGCGTCTACGGGTCCGCCAAAGGCTTGTCCTTGCCCATAGATTGCGTCCAAAGAAAAACCTCCGCCAAACAAAGATTGGGCTTCTTCTAAGTCAGTTGTTAAATCTAATTTAATTTTGTCATACAGAATTCGAGCAGGTTTACTGAGTCGAACCTTTATTGGACTTAGGTGGATAGTGGCGGGTAGGTAGGGGGCAACATCAGGGTCTGACTGAGCCTTCCTAACTGACGCTTCTTTAATCTTCTCGTGTAGTAACGGAAGATTGCGGTATCTCTGTACCCCGCCAAAATGATTTCTTACAATGAATGTCTTATCAAATAAGTCAAATCGACCTAACATAGTTGGCTCAACAAACTGCATAATGCTGTACAACTCTTCAGGCTTGCCATTTTCAATAGGGGTTCCAGTTAACGCATACTTAACGGAAATTTTTGTTGCGAGTTCTTTGACTTTCTTACTTCTTTTAGAACGAAACCCTTTTATAGCAGTAGCCTCATCACACACGATAGCGTCAAACAGTAAACCTTTTAACAACTCCCAGTCATTAACAATAGACTCGTAGTTAGTCACTATGTAGTCCGTGTATGTGCCATCTACGTATTGCTTAGTTCTTACTGTTTTTGAACCGTCTACAACGGTGACTGTGGCGTTTGAAAATTTTGTTATCTCTGCTTCCCACTGATACTTTAAACTTGCTAACACAATAACTAACGTGGGTTGTGTAATCTCTTTTCTTTCCCGCAACTCTTCAAGTGCTGCAATCGTCATACACGTTTTTCCTAAGCCCATCTCGTAAGCAACCAGCATTTTCTTTTGCTTTGCCATACGTTCAACGGCTTCAACTTGATACGGTTTTAAAGTGCCTGTAAACATTAAAGATACGCCTTCTCCCCATAAATCATGTCAATAGCATTCTCTATACCCCAAAGAATTTGTTCGTTAGCCATATCGCCAACATCTTTTAGCCCTGTAGAAGCGTAGTTAAAAAACTTAGCGGTAATGCCTAACTTCTTAGCCCCTTGTAAAAACGCTTCGCAACCTTTTTTCCCAGCAGAGTCTACTTTTGGATTATCTAAGGCAACGATGACTACATCGGAATAACGTAAGAGTTTAAGTTGAGACTCACTTACCTGTGCTCCAAAAGCAGCAACCCCACCTACTACTCCTGCAGAAGCGATTCTTACAGCGTCCAGAGGTGACTCAACTAAGATAGACATTTCTGGGGTTAATTCGTGTGCACCAAATAATGTTCGAGACTTTGTAACGCCTAGGGGTCTGTTTCTAAATAAACGTTGCTTCGAGTGCTTTTCTTGCCAACCCCATAAATTATGGTCATGTGGATTTCTAATGGGAAGTATCCATGTATCTTCTTTTGCCCACAATACTTCATACTTACGACACGCCTCTGCTGTTAACCCTCTAGAGTCTAAAGCCCATGCTGGAGGCTCAGTAAATAACGCCAGTCTTGAATTGTCCATGGGTAACTCTTGCTTTGGTGCTACATATTGAGGGGCCTCTTTTAAACGAGCAGCCAATTCTTGTGGAGTAATGTTTTCAATTTGAGCAATCCATTTACTGACTGCTCCGTAATCAATGCTTTCTGAAATATAAAAGCCTTGTATTTCTCCAACTAAAGAGAACAAGTTTCCCTTAAACCCACAAGAAAAACACATGTGAGCACCTGTTCGTTGGTTTATGAACCAAGACGGGTTAACATCTTTTTTCCCAGTTCTAATCTCATGACCAGGGCAATGAGCCTGCATCTCATCGCCACGGTTTCTTAGTATGTACACACCTAATTTATTAAGAACTTTCTCAACATCTACAACCGTCATATTACGTTGCCTCTCTTACATACAGAACATTTATCGTTCTTTGCTTCTTCGTGGAAACACCCTGTTTCCCATTTCCAAGTCAAACTTGTTTCACTAGGACCACAGTTACGGCTTGCAACAATCTTTAAAGTTCTTAAGTCGTCGTAATCTGGAACTGGTTCTAAACCAAGGATGACATCTGAGTCTTGGAAAAATGAAGAGGAGTAACCAATAGAGTCGGCAGTTACTTTCCCGCCTTTCATCTTCCACAACAAAGTCTGAGTTGTTACAACAACTGGAATGTCGTGACGTTGAGCAAGACGCTTTAGTGCTCTAGTCACATTTGTAATAGATTGTGGGGTATTCATCTCACCAGTCATTTCATCCATCATGAGATAAACGCCATCAACAAACACAATGTCTGGCTTTAACTTTGAAATTTTGGCAGATAAAGACGCAACAGTTAATCCGTTTACAGCATCAACAAGATGGAAAGGTTCTTTTGCTCCATCCATTCCCTTTAGCATGTCAAGGTAACGAGTTTCTTCATCGGTGAAAAGTTTTCCTCGACGAAGACGACCATGTGAAACTTGAGCACGAATTGAGTCGTGTCTTTGTTGTTGTTCTCTGTTAGTCATTTCAAAAGACTGGAACATTGGCACTTTGCCGTCACGATGCACGTGTATCGCTATTGCTAATGCTATTTGTGATTTACCTGTCTTAGGTGGAGCAATGACTGTCACTAACTGCCCACCCTGTAATCCAGCAGTTGCCTCGTCAATTTTGTCGAAGCCTGTTGGAATTCCTAGCATTGTTTGGTTTGCTAATGCTTGATACTCAGCAAATCTTGCTTCCGCGTCTTTTGTTAAATCAAGTTCGTTAGTGCCTTGAACACCTTGCATATTAACTTTAGTGATGGCTGCTTCCATAGCAACCAAAGCACCTTCGTGGTCATTTTCGGTTAACTTTTGAACAGAGTTTTCTAAACCTTGTCGAACAAGTATTTTTCTTCTAAAAGTTACTGCTTGGTCAACTAGAAATTCTAAGGAGTCTTGAACATCTAAAACTTTATATGTTGGGTAGTGGTCTTTAACAGTTACTGCAGTTGGAACTTCTGAATACTCTGTGTAGTGCTTTACAACAAATTTCCATACACGAGAGTTGTCGTCGTCTAAAAACCAATCAGAGGTGATTCCACGTTGTAAAACTGGGAGAATGTCGCGGTCCCGAATTACTTTACTTACTAAGCGATGTTCATTATCTGCTGCCACGAATTCATTCTCCTCTCATAAACGATTTAATTCAATACCCCAAGAACCATATCTTCCTAATCTAGTGGGAATGTCTATCACACCTTTTAGGTTTACGCGATAAGGTAAGTCATCTACCAACTCTTGTGTCGTTATGTAGAGTTGTGCGAAATTAAACGGGTTGCCTCCTCTCCTGTCAAGAATTTCCATTAGATGGTCTAAATCAGATTTATCTAAACCACTTTCCTCAATACCTGCAAGTTCTACGGACAAGCCATACTTATTAGTTAAAATCCATAACTGTGCAACTGCTTCTTTATTAATGTTACTTATACGAAGATAAGTAGATGATTTAAAAAGTTTCTTTTCTTTTACTTCCTCGGTTTGTGCAACAACTTCAGCAAGAACAATTAAACGTGAAGGTGTTTCATTTGAAATGTCGCCATTCTTCACAACACTTCCACTCTCGCGTATTTTAAAATAAAATTTCTAAACGCATCTGCAGAATCGTTGGCTTTAGCAGCCTCATCTTCAGGAACGTCTTCAGGAACTAAGATAGCGTATTGCCCAGAGTTTTCTAGCATGCGCTGTTGAATAAATTCGGTGTGTTTACATTTGCTTCTAACTCGGTAAGAAGGGCAGTTACATTTCGCATTCGTATCAC